AATATACCATGAAGATAATCCTCTGTGAGCATTCCTCCATAACAAGGTGTTCCTACAAATAATTCTATCTTAGCTGACACTTACAGATTCACTACCTAAACTTGCGGTCAAAGTCAAGGATGACACTAATAAAGTAGCATTATCTGATTTAAAAGTTGATGTTATTTTTCTGTCGTTAGCAGTAACACCTAAAGATTGTAACAATACATTAACTGAACCATTTTCTAATTGTTCAGCAGGATTTAATTTTTTTGGTGTTCTTGCGTCTTGTAAAGCCTGTGCGTCTGGTTTGTGTTTTCTAGGTTCAAGTTGTGGGTGTTTAGCCTCAAACTCAGACCTATGTACAAAAGAACCATTCCATTCTTTTACCATTTCTTTGTAAGGAAACTCCATACCACTTCTATCTGATATGGCTTTCGCATATTTACCGGTAGCAAAAGGCATTAAATATTATACCTTAAATCTGGTTTAATAATCATATCTACCTTTTCTCTGTTGTCTTCCATAGCTCTTTTTATTTCTTCTTCATACAACAGTTTAAGTTCTTGTCTTCTTTGTATTTCTATCTGTGGTCTACGCAAAGCTAAATAATATGCAAGTCCACTCACTGCACATGGTAGGAATCTATCTGGCATATCAACTGTTTCAGTTGAAGCCGTAATATCTTGTATTCTTCTTCTTTCGTTAAATTTAAAAACGTCAGCACTATCCGGTGTTGGATAGAGAAATACTTTTGGTGTAACTTGTTTATCTAAAAAATATTGTGAAGGTCTACCAGTGTCTGCCTTGTTAGGTATTTTTAAATAATCGTCTCTGCTTATTCTTTCTAATTCAAAATCTGTTATTGAAGAATCTGAATTAGTTTTTTGTATAACTGCCTCTGTTATATCAACTGTGTGACTGTTAAGTGTGTAACTAGCTGTGTTAGCTGTTAAAGTTTGAGTTGACTCAGTTACTGTCCACAATTGTATATTTCTATTACTCCACTCTTGTAATAATAAATTTAAAGACCTTCTACCTACACTGGCTTCTTTACCTGTTTGAGGTTCTCCGCCAATACGAGCATAAGCGTCTTCTATAATTTCATCTACAGCAAGTGTAAAAGTTCTAGTTCCAGAGGTAGCCATACTAATATGTTTTTGATAATTTTAAAATAATTGTGTAGTGGTCTCCATCAGTGTGACCTGTTGTTGTTAATAATAAATCACCATTAACACCAGAACCTGCATTGTTAGTTATGCCACCAAAATCTCTAAAATCCATATAACCTTGTGAAGTGTGTGCTCCATTAGAACCTAATACTTTACAAATAACATTAGACGATGCATTCCAAAGTAAATCTACTCGCATGCCAAATATATCGTAATATATTTCTTCTACATTTACTCTTGAGCAAGCATCTCCATGTGTGTTTGCCGCTAACGCTGATACGTCAACTTTAGCAACTGCACTTTCACCGGAGCCGTCAGATATATTTGTAAGTTTTACAAGTATATTTTTTGCACCAACATTATCACCTATAATTTGCGAAGTTACTGCATCAGCCATTCTTACCTCCTATAATAATTAATTTAATCTCGCTCCTAAAAATTAATAGGAGCGAAGATATTGTTTTACAAATATTCATTAGTATACTGAGTATTCAATCTCAAGTGTACCACGAAAAGCTGTTAAAGCTGTGTCACAAGTTGAACCTGCACCTAAGTATAAGTTTTTACTTGCTATTGCCGCACTAATATTTGGAGCGAATACATGGAAAGTTCCCGCAGTTGCATCTAAATCAATGTCAACTTCTGTTACTGAATCAGTAGCAGATATTCTTGGGTTGAATGATGCCACGCCTGCACCTACTATTTCTGTTCCAGAAGATATTCCAGAGTTTGTAGCTGTTCCAGATGTTGCACTTAATTGTAAGTTAGCTAAAGAGTTAGCATCACTTGCAGCAGCAGTTGTAACACCAATTACTACTTTGTGAATGAAAAACTTACTTGCTGTTACTAAAGCATCTGGGTGGTCTGTATTTAATTCACCTAATTCTACTAGAACATCATTGTCAGCATAAGTTGTTGACGCTGCATTTGTGCCAGATAAATCAATTGCAAATGTTTGAATTTTTCTAGTTCCTAATGAAACTAGTTGTCCAGTTGAGTTAATGTTAACTCCTGTTTCTGTAATAGCACCAGAAGTGCTATCTTTATTTATTACTTTAAATCCGGCTTCTGAACGAACCGGGCCATTAAAAGTTGTATTAGCCATTTTAAACCTCGTAGTTAAATTATATCATCTCTTCTACATCGTCTGCTAGGGCAGTTGATATAATTATTATCCCTAGAAATAAAAAAAAGGAGGGGAAAAATCCCCTCCTAATCCGTAATTTATGCTCCCGGTGAACCGAAGATACATCTCCAGTCTGAGAATCCGAAAGAATATCTTTCAGATGCTTTGAAACGCATATTTCCTGTTTCAAAATCTGGCTCCATAGATGTTTTCAAAGGTCTTCTTTGGAACATCTTAAGTCCAGTGTTACTCATGTCAGTTAAGATAAAGAATGCATCTGTATCAGTTAAGTAGTGATTTACTACATAACTTTCTGGAAGCATGCCCATTGTTCTTAACGCATTTGTGTCGTTATCAGCAGTACCAACTCTTAGGTCACTCTTCAAAATTCTTTGAGCAGTGAACGCAAGTTCTTTAGGTATTACTAGCTTTCTAGCTTGTACCGCTACTGGGATATTTCTGTCATCTGCAAAACCGCCAATTGAAATAATTGCGTTTTCTAAAGATGATTCAGAAAGGTCAGCAGCCGTAGTTGGCTCGTTAGCTTGGTCACCTGCCGCAACAGTTGGGTGGTCAGTGGTAATTAAAGGTTTACCATCACCGCCCGGAAAGCTAGTGCTAAATGCATTGTTTAATACATTCGCTGCTTTTACCTGTTTTGTGTAAGCCATTGAACGAGCTAGAGCAGCAGTATATCTTTTTGATAAAGTATCATAAAGATTATCTTCAACCGCTTCTTCAGTGATTGCAAAAGCAAGTGCAACTGTTTCATGCACATATCTTGCAGTCCATTGTTCTGAAGCAGTATCAAATTCTACTGATGCACCCTCTGACTTAGTTGGTGCAGCACCAAAGCCTGTGATAAGAGTTTCCTCTTCAAAAGCTCTGTCTGATGTTTCTTCTGTAAAGATTTCAGCGTGTTCACGCTCCCATCTTTTGTACTCCATACCGAAAAGGGCGTGGAGTCCCGGTTCCAACTCTTTTACAAGTTGGGTTCTTGATATAACAGCCATGTTATTATTCTCCTATTATACGCCCACAGTTCCATCAGCATCAATATGTTGGTTAAGTTCATGTTCATGAATTGTAACCTCAAGGATACCATTGGTTCCGTACGAGTTTTTTGGACTATCAAATTTACGAAGGATTCGTAAGTTTGCAGTACCAGTTCCTGTTGTTCCACTAACTTCTACTCTACTTTGTCCAGTAAGAGTATCGCCAGAGCCGACAACAATGTCAGCTAAGTTGCCTATGTCTGCAAAGTCAGCAGAACCTGCTGATTGCACGGCAAAAACGATGTTAGGGTCGTCATAAATGTAAGCAGTGACATCGCCACTTGCTTGAGTAGTAGTTCCAGTTGGGAAGTATTTAACAAACTTAACTTCTCCGTCTGATGCAGTATATTGAGCTCCTGCGAATACACCTAATATTCTATTTCCTGCTGCTGCTACATCAATGTAGCCAGTACCAAGTAATTTTACACAATCACCATTAAAAATATTAGATGATGTTCCGCTAGCTATTTTATACTCATTAGCACGAATTTGTCCGCCTGTTAAATGTCTCACTGGTTTCATACCGAATGCGGCATCTACATTAGCCATAATTATTCTCCTAATTGTTTAAATAGTTAAACCCGCACTCTCGTCTAAATTATTCTGCACCTTTCTTTTTACCATAAGATACAGAACTATTACGCCTTTGTGTTATTGGCATTGATGGATTTTGTTCTTTTAACAAATCATTGTCAACGGCTTCTGTTTGCATTTGAGTTTTATTTTCAAAATACTCATTTTTTGCATCAGCCATTTCCTCTGAAATCTTAGCTAGAACTAAATCCCCACTTCCAATCACGCCTGCGTATTTTCCAGACTCGTGTACAGGGACATCAAAATCGGGGTGCTCTTCTTTTTTAACAAACTCATAGCCTTCACGCTTACGTTTAGCTATGTTTCGAGCGTCATCCTCCCCACCCACACTCACTCTCAACCATCTGTATTTAACGCCTTCGACATTAGGTTTTGGAGCATCTAGATATGAAGGAGGTGTATAAGTTATTTTTCGTTTCTGATGAGACCTAGATGTACTCGCATCAGACGATGTTTTATTTTTATTGGTCATTTGTGTTCCTCACAAACTTGGCATATTCATTTTGGGGCACACCTAGTCTTTTAGCCATTGCCACTTGGTTAGGGGTCAAAGAGACCTTCTTAGGTGCGGATTGTCCACGAGATACACTCGCTACGACTTGCTTTGGTGGTTTTACTTCCTTTTTCATAACAGGAAATGCATCCGCTATTCGCAAATCTAATTCAGAATAATACTCCTCAGACGAGGGATTGTATCCTTCCATTTTTAGTTGGGCATCAATTGCATACGCTGCTCCCGTTTTAGCTGCATCTTGACCAAACCATGAATTACTCTGGGCCCATTGCAAGGCTCTAGGGTCTGGTTGTGCTGCTGCTTGTTGCTGAGTAGCTTGTTGTTGTGGTTGTGGTGTAACCGATGGATACACTGGTGCCTCAACCTCTGGAGCATCAAAAAGATGTTTTTGATTTTCCAAAGACTTTATTTCTACTTTTGCATCTGCAATTGATTCGGCTGCTCTCAAGATACCTTCAGAGTCTCCTGCCTCATGTGCAGATTTATGTTCGCTGCGTGCTTTCTCCAAAAGTTTCTCGGCTGATTCAAGTCTGCTCGTATAGTGATTCTTTTGAAGTTGTTTGTAATCTTTATTAAGTGTGTTGTTTTTTTGTAACTCACCTTCTAGTTGTTGTATTCTAGATGCATATTGATTACGCTCATTTTCATAGACGCTCTTCTGCCTAACAAGGTCGTCTATTCTTCGTTGAAGTCTAGATTTCTTTTTTGGTTGTCCTTCTTCATCTTTCTCCTCTACAGGTTCAGACTTAGTTTCTACAACCTCCTCTTCATTCTCTTCTTCAACCTTCGCCTCTTGAGCTTCTGGCTCATCAGCGTCTGTCGTTTCTTCTGGCTGTTCAGATTCCTCTACAGTTTCTAATGCTTCTTCTGCATCAAACTCCTTGAGTTTCTCCTCCTTGCCATCATCAACAACTTGCATCGGCTTTTTAGCCGAAGAGTCATGTATAATTTGCATAGGTTTCTCCTAAGAATTTTACGCTGTTGTAATAACAGCTAGTCGAAATAAACTAACTTATTTCGTTAATATCTGGAACTACTCCCAGAATCTCATCATCGTTCATAATTCTAAGTTCTACTTGTCCGTACTTAAATCTATGACCTGCATATTTACCAAACATAACATAGTCACCTAGTTCACACCAAGATTGTGTCATGTCATCTCTTTTGTATGCATCAGCACCAATCTCTATAACTTTACCGATTGATGCAATCGCTCTGTGGTCTTCTAAAGACTTGCTTGGTAAATATATACCCATGTTAGTTTTGTTAGCTACATCTAATACTTTTATAAGTATTCTATGACCAACTGGTTTTGGATACTTGTCGTTTTTTAATTCTACTTCTTCTAGTTTAAAAGTTGTGCTACTCATCATCTTCCTCTATGTATTTAGAAGATTCTCTTATCAAATCTCTAGCGATTTGCAAACCCTGTAGTTCACCCACAACTTTTCTATAATCTTGCTCTGGTATTTTACCAAGAGCAAAGGCATCCTTTCTATCGGTTACCTGTTTGTCTATCTTTGCAGAGACATGTTTAATAAATTTAGTTATTTCCACTTACTTTTTTTTTATTACCCTTTGAAGTGTTCTAGCTTGTCCGGCATGTGCCTTAGATGCTTTTTTTAATTTACTAATAACTTTTTTTACTTTTTTCTTTTTAGCTTTTGTAAACATTAAAACACACCTTTAAATTTTGTTCCTTTTTTCTTTTTGCCGTCTCTAGCTTTTTTCTTTTTCTTTTTACTAGTTCCTACAATCACAGCAACCTTTGCAGTGCTTTTAGTATTGGCCGGTGCCTTAACACCTTTACCAATAATAATCATTTAAAATACTCCTGTAAAATATTTTTTTGCCTGTGCTTTGCCACTTACTAAACCACCATTAGCTAATTTAGGTTTTTTCTTTGGAACAATAGGTTTCTTTGGTTTTACTTTTGGTGTAATACCTTTAGTTCTTTCTTCTGCTGCTTCTAGTTTTCTAATTCTATTTGCAGAATCAATCAGTGCCTTTTGTCTTGGGGATAGTGGTTTTTTCTTTGGTTTTATTTCACCACCTTTTTTCATTCTCATCATTGCATCGGGACTCATACTTGTATCAAATTTATTGTCCTCTAAAAATGATTCAGCTTTTTTGATGTCCTTTTTATCTTTATCTGTCAAATTTTTTTTATTTTTAAGTTTATTTATAAAACCTTTTAAATCTTTTAATTTAACAAATTTGCCTGCTGCTGTAATAGCTTTTAACATTAAAATACACCCTTAAATTTTGTACCACGAATAGCTGCACCAGTTCCTCTAGATTTTTTAGTTCTAGTCTTGGCTCTTTTCTTTACCATTCCGCCACCGGCCATTCTGCTTTTTTCAAGTTCTTCTTTTACATCACCTGTAAATTTTTGTGCCCCTAAAGTAGCACCCGCACCTGTGCCTGCTGTTATTGCAGTTTTTGTAAGACTTTTTGGTTTTACATTTAATTTTTTAAATAACTCTTTTTTGGTTAGTTTTTGCAAATCCTCTAAAGAATTAATACCTTTTTCTTTTAGTATTTCTTTAGCGTTTTGAGGTTTTATTGCAGACCCCGCTTTAATTAACATATTTGATAAAAATTTTAACATTGGTTTCTCCTATATATATCGTTTTCTACCTTTCATCTTAACAAAAGATGATGGTTTGTATGGTTTTCTTTTTCTTTTCTTTTTAACGTAACCGCCTTTTTTTAAATTAAGTGCATCCATGTAAGATTTAATTTGTTTTTCTTGTCTTTCTTTACTTAAATTAAGAAAATTTGGGTTCATTTTAGTTAATGCTTCTATTGCATCTGTTCTTTTAATTTTTTTCTTTTTTTCTTTCTCTTTGGTTTCTTTTGCATCCAAAGGTATATCATCAATTGATGGTTCTTTTTCTAATGCCTCCTCTACATCTGCTGCACTAGGCTCTTGTGATTGTAGTGCAGGACTTATTGCACCTGCTAGTTCTTGCATAGTTAAAGGAATAGTAGTTCCTGCTGTAAGAGGTCTTGCTATTGCTTGATTAGTTATCATTTGTCCTGTTGGTTGCACAAAATTTTGTAAACCTGTTAGACCTCTATTAAATAAATTTAAACCACCTTGAACAACTCTTTGACCTGTTGGAGAACCCGCAAATCTCGCTGCTCCTCCTAGTGCTGCTATACCCGCAGGTATAAAAGGTAAAAGTGGTAAAACCATTATTGTTTGTCCTTCATATTTTGTTTTGCTATTTCACTCATAGTCTTTTCTCTTGCCAAAGACTT